TCCCAGAATGTTAAATCAACTTTAGCAGTCCCTATTTTTATAGATAAAAAATATGTTGGTTTTATTGGTTTTGATGAATGTAGACAAAAAAGAATATGGCAAGACCCCGAGATAAATGCTTTAAAAATGGCAGCTAACATTTTAAGTGCTTGGGTAGAAAGAGGTAGAGTAGAAAAATCATTAAGACAAACTATTGAAGATAATAAACAAACCAATAAAAAATTGGGTGCTTATTTAATTGAAGAAGGATATATTACAAAAGACCAACTCGATGAAGCTCTTAATAAGCAAAAAAATGAAAGGTGAATACCATGGATACTAAAGATGTTTGGAATTCAGTAAAAGGAATTGTTGGAAAGGTTGCTCCAGTGTTGGGTAATGCCATTGTTCCTGGAGCGGGTGGAGTTGCAGGATCTTTACTTTCAAGTGTTTTAGGTTGTGATAATGATCCAATCTCAGTTGAGAAAGCTCTTATTGGAGCAACTCCTGATCAATTAAATGAATTAAAAAATCTTGAAAATACTCATAAGGAAAGACTTATTGAGTTAGGTATTGAGAATGATAAACTCCATGTCCAAAATACTCAAGATGCTAGAGCAAGAGAATTAGAAATAGTAAAGATAACTGGCAAGAAAGATTATAATCTTTATATTTTAGCATGGACTGTTGTATTTGGATTCTTTGCCTTATGTCTTTACTTAATGAGTAAACCTTTACCACAAGGATCTAATGAAGTTGTATTTATGTTATTTGGTGCATTAGCATCTGGTTTTGGAGTTGTCCTTCAATACTTCTTTGGATCTTCAAAATCAAGCTCTGATAAGACATCATTAATGGCAACAAAAAAATAAATTTGACTTCTCAAAAAAGTGAGTACCGCTGGTGCTCACCTTTTTAAAACTTAACTTTTTTAAGGGACAGGTTACTACTTTTTGGAAGAAGATTTGGAAGAAGATTTTGATGACGATTTCTTTTTGTCATCATCTTTTTCTTCTTTCTTTGCTTCCCTGAAGTCCTTGACTTTATGATATGCCCACTTCACTGCAGTTTCTGCATAACTTTCAGTTTGTTCTTCTTTAGTTTTACAGATAGCAAAGTCGACTCCTACCGCCAGTAAAAATCCTTTAGCTACATTTGCCCACATGGTTACCTCCTAAAATATAAATAAATTAAAACAATTCTTCCTACCTAGTAATTAATATATATAGTCAATGGATCCATCTTTAATACAGAACAAACTATAAAAGGAATCGCTAAATGATGAACTATGAAACGATGAATGAATTACTCGAACAACATATGACTGAAAAAGGTTTAGCATTTTGGAAAGCTATTAATTCAAAGATCCCTCCTGTTTGGGATAAACCTGTTTCATCAACTGGAAAATATCATAATAAGAAAGGGGGTTATGTTCCAACCCTTGCTGAACATACATATGAAATGATTTATAGTGCTACAAAAATATATGCAATGTTTGGAATTAATAAGGAAACAGTAGAGTGTGATTTACTTTTAATTGGTGTTGCCATACATGATATTGTAAAGTATGGAAATAATAATGATCGAAAGTTTTGTGATAATGCACATGACCGACTTATAGCAAATAGAATTCAAGAAAAAAGAGATATTTTTATTAGACATTTTTCTGAAGAACAAGTTGATATTTTAATTGAAATGGTTAGATATCATCAAGGTAAATGGTCAGCTGATGCAAAAGGGACAGACTTTGATTTTAAGAACTTTCATCCTTATACATTATTTCTTCATACTTTAGATATGTTATCATCAAGGAATTGTTTAAAAATAGAATAGGGGATTATTAATGACATGTGCTCATGGTACTATCATTGTGCCTGAACTTCAAAATTATTATACGAAGTTTATCTCAGAAGGTCAATTAAATAAAAATGGTATCTCACATTCCGTAAGAATATGTCATTCATTTATGAATAAGAATTCATTCTTACGACTTTTATTTGAAGATGTTTGGCCGAAGATATATAATTCTTATAGATACTTATATAGAGATGACGCTAATAATTTGGGTTGGCCAGCTATAATTAGAGACAGAGCTATGGTATATCCTTTGTCATCTAAATATTATAAATCAGATGATGATAGTACAGCAGTATGTAATATTAATGCTTTTAACCTCTCTGATAATGATTTAGTTTTATTAGATGCTTTATTAAAATATAGACTTACCGATGCAACTTCCTTAATAGTTATTGATTCAACTTCTGTAACAGATCCTATTTTTATTGATTCAACTTCTGCTGATACAACTGCTGTATTGACTGTAAATTATGAAAGGTTATCTCGATTTTCAAAATTAGTTTTTCAATATCTTAATTTAGAAGTCAATCAAGATATAAGTTATTATGATAATACAACATTGATTGCAGATAAAGATAGTGTATTAGAGTCCACATATGAATCCTATGTTCTTGAGAAGATGTTTGTATTTATTGCAGACAGAGGTACGTAGGCAAAGGAGATTAATTCATGGCAAATTTTAGTGTTGATGATTTTTTTAAGTTTATAAAATACTTAAGAGGTGAAGAGTATTCAGATGATGAACTTGATCCAAAACTTAAGTCCTTATTAAAATCTGAACAGGCGACTACAAATACTTATTTTGAAAGAGTCCAAGACCAAATCGCCCATAGTTCGCCTGATTACGCAAGATTAAGACAAGAGTTTATTGATTGGTATGCAAGTCATAAAACAATTGTCACATCAGGTAAACAAGCTAACGATGTATTTTCATTGCCAGATGCTCATGTTGATGAGTTGATTAGAAGTTTTGGATTTGGATATCCTACTGACTTATTACAATACTTTACAAATAAAAGAAGTTTCTTCCTTGACTTAGTCAATTTATATAAAATAAAAGGTACTCCAGAATCAATTATTAAAGTCCTTACATATTATGGATTTCAAGAAGTTGATATTGGAGAATATTGGTTAAGACGTGGAGATGAAGGAAACTTAGTTTTCAGAGGAGAGTATGTAACAGGAACTGGGTCTATCATCTTAGGTAAATGGACTGATGATATTAAATATCCTTTAATGGTTTCTGGAGATCCTCATTGGTTTTTAAATGAAGCTCAAGCAGAAGAAATGGTAAGACGAAGTCAATTTAGTCTTCCTACAAAATCTCCTTACTTTGCTCTAAGACCAAAATATGATTTAAGCTCTATTGATCAAGTCTTTTCAATTATAACTTGGCAAGTACAAAAAGATTATGCTTATTGGCAAGCTGGCGGAACTCTTACAAGAGATATTAAAGTACGTGGTCTTAATTATGTAGTATCCTTTTTAGAATTATATACCGCAATGGTTTATAGTTTTAATGAGACTTTTCAAAGAGAAGTTGGATCTCAAAATGATGATAATATAATTTGTTATGATGGAACTGCAACAACTTATACAGAAATGATCAATGATTATAATCGAATTGTTGTAAATCCTGTAACAAGAGCTGAAAGAGATGCCAGACTCATTGAATATCAAGATACATTTACAAGACCAAGAGAAACTCATCCATTTCAAATTGTTGGAGATGCCGGAGCAACGCTTGAGCTATTATATCCCGAGTTAAAGAATGTAATTGATTCATATCTTTCGACAGGGCGAGGTGAAGAACCTCTCGGTTATTTAATGAGAGAATTTGATTATTGGGTCCAAGCAAATATTTCATCTGGAGCTCCATTTCTTTCATTAATTGTTTTGGGTATTGACTCTCATTTAGTCCAAGATATTAAAAATCTAATTAACTTCTTTAAACCTTATAGAGCAAGAATGTCAGCAGTTGAAGTAATGTATGTTACAAAAAATCCTTTACTTGATTCTATAAGAGTTGATGATGAAGTTATTGAAAAACCCACTCTTTATTTTGATGATTATATAAACTGGGGAAAACCTTGTTGTACATATCCTGATATGCATTGTCCTGAAGTCCCTGTTGAATCTTATTATAATAGAGATACATACGATTGTGGATCTTATCATGATATTGGAGCTTCGTTTGATAAGAGAGATTGTTTTATATACATTCAGGACGAGATAGACGACGCCAGACTGATTTGTAGAAAAGGTTGGGATACTAATATACAACAAACAGGATATACCCTGGATTCATCGTCTGAAGTCGAATATGCGTGGGTAGATGGAGGGTGGTCTTTCTTTGATGAGTCAGGAATATTTGATTGCGTAACTGGCATGGAAACTGTTCAAATTACAGTTGAGAGTGTTCCGTAAAAAAAATAAAACCAAAAAGGAGAAGTTAATCTCCCCCAAATCCTTATTAGGATTTGTATGTATATGTCCAAGTCCATGCAACGCACCCATCTACTAAGTTATTTGAAAATGATTCCTTTATATCCATTAAGTTCATAGTTGTTGGATTTGTAAATGTTACATGATTTTCAAACTTTTTGCATAACACTGAATAATTAAGACAGTCACAATTACCTTCAACAGTATGATAACTGACACTCTCTGCTCCAGTCATTTCTATTAGGGAATTTATGGTTAATTGTTCCATAGACTTGAAACCTTCTTCAATTATAAATGCTGGTATGATTGATATAAATGTTATTTTCTTCATTAAAGTTTCTCCTTAGACTTCAATGTCTTTAATTATGTCATCAACCTTATCAACTCTTTCTTCCCAAATATCAACTACCTTATATGTTTCATCTCCAATATCAATCATGTAGTTGTATTTTGCGGCGTTGACCCAATAACCATCTGCAATCCTTGTTGATACTTTCCATCCTACCAAAAGTCCTAACAACATTGTACATAAACACATTATTAAAGTTTCCATATTATTTAGTCTCCTTATTTTTGTAGTAATTTTCTGCAGTTTGTTTAATCATAAAATCACACACTCCACCAATGATCACTCCTATTATTATAACTAATGTAGTTTCCATAAATCCTCCTATTTATTTATAAGTTAAATATAAAAATCTAAACACGGATGTGTTTATATCTAATTTAATGAGGGTAATACTTTATCCTCAATTATTAATATATATAGTACGCAGTTCTATAATGAAGGCAAAAAAAAGCAAGGTAGGTAGGAGTCCTTGCTTTTTTTCTACCCATATTTACTATGGGTTTTTACTATGGGTTTTTACTATTATAATTGAATTTCGACAATGGCACAGATTCATTATGACGTTTTTCCAATGTCTCTTCTGCTTTATCATCCAATGCTTTTTCCAAATCTGTGACTTGAAGTTTAAGTTTTCGGATTTCATCATTGGCGGTAGCAACGAGTTTGTTTGCTTTTTCAGCACTATCTTTGTATTTCTCAGTTTCTTTGGCAAGCGCTGTTTGAATTTTAAGAGTGTGTTTCACATTTAGATATTTCTCTTTTAATTCAGCCATCTTGCTTTCCATCTCATTCATTGCAGCAGCAATGGATCTTCCCATATCGGCAAATGAGATTCTTCTCGAATTACCTGGCAATGAATCTTCAGATTTAGCTTTTGGAGTACTTTTCGTTTTTACGTCAGCAGCAATGTACATCTTTCCCGGACCTTTACATGGAACATTCTTTACAGCTCCAGAAGGTACTATTTTAACTCGTATTTGCCAATCAACGGCATGTTTCGTAATACCTTTTGCTTCAGCAAGTTTATATAAAGCTTTAAGTTTGAAAGGTCCTGATTCAGAGAGGTCTTTTATAAGATCAAGTAATATACCTGTGGTGACTCCCTTCGTCACTGTTTTTGTTTTAGCTTTAACTTTCTTCTTTGCCGTTTTCTTTGGGGCAGATTTCTTTTTGGTTAATTCTGAAGCTTTGGTTTTTCTCTCAAGAGCTTTAAGCGGATTGTTACAAAGGGTAAAACAGCTTTTTGGATGATTCCCTATATAACCTTCCGGAGCTTTTTTCACCCGGACCAAAATTTTAAGATTTGTAAGTTTGTTTATTTGCCATGCAATGGTTCCTTTTGGAATACCCGATGAAACTCCCATTTCAACCATCTTGCTAGTTGAGATAATTCCTTCCGATTCCTTGAGATTGCTGGCAAAACCAATTACCTTTATTGTTGTCTCATTCTTTCCAGTTTGTTTCATAGTGTAAAACTTCCTCCATTAAAAATTAATAACAAATATTCCCACCTAGTAATTAATATATATAACAAGAACAAATATAAAATAAAACTTGTTATGCTATTTAACTACAGACTTTAAAAATTTCAGATCTTAGTCTGTGATCTGTAAGGAGAAATAATGGTGTATAATCAAAAGTTTATCGCAGTCGTAAAAGTCAATGGTAAAGTCCTCAGAGAGCAAGACGATCTTGTCACTCTCCCTTTCGGTTCCGATTATTCAATTCTTTTAAAAAATCTCGAGTCAAGAAGAGCATCTGTCAGTATAAGTATTGATAGCAAGGATGTTCTTGATGGACATGCCCTCATTGTAAATCCAAATTCCGAAATTGAATTAAAAGGTTTTATGGAAAACAATGAAGTCCGTAATGCTTTTAGGTTTATTCAAAAGACTCAAGAAATCTCAGATCACAGAGGTGATAATGTAGACGATGGTTTTATAAGAGTTGAATTTGCCTACGAGAAAGCAAAACCTGAAATCCTTAGAAAGACAATTATCCATGATAATGTTTATCATCATTGGAATGACGATAATACTATTTATGGAAGTTCAGGGACTCCAAGACCAAGAGGATTTTCAAAAGGATTAGGAGTTACTGGACAAATGGCAGGGACAGGAGACGCTCTAAGAGAAGCTCCAAGATCTTGTCTTTATTCTTCTCAGTCCGTTGCATCAAGTGATAATAGCGTTGTCACAGATTCTTTAAATGACGGACCTGCTCTTGATGAAGGAATTACTGTAAAGGGTGCTGAAACTCATCAAGGATTTCGCACTGTAAGTTTTGGAGAGACTGATGAAGCTCAGACAATTATCATAAGACTTAAAGGGACAATGTCCACAGGAGTTAAAGTTGAAGCTCCAATTACAGTTAAAACAAAAATAACTTGTCCATCTTGTGGCACTAAGTCAAAGTCTAATGTAAAGTTTTGTCAAAATTGTGGAACATTTATTCAATAATTAATCTTTAGCATAACAAGTGTACAAAAAGAGTCCTCTATGATTATTTAGAGGACTCTTTCTTCCGTACTTTAAAATAACTTCTGTTTTAACAAAATATTAAGAACAAATAATAAACATAATAATCTACCGTAATAAGGATGTTTAACCAATGGATGAAAATACAAAAGAACTTTGTCAGGGAGATAAGGATCTCGTTGTCAGCGTTGAAGAACGTTATGGGGACAATTGTCTTATGGATCATGTTCCTTTGAACGGAGAACCTAGTCCTTCCGGAAAAACACCCCAAGGATTTGTTGAAATATATGAAGCGACTGATGATGATAAAATGAAGCTCCTTGGTAAACATAATTTAGTGGTATATTTAGGAAGAGAATGGTTAGCAGTTAGAGCGACCAAAACCGCAAATGGAAATATAACTCCGACACATGATGAATTTATAAGTTGGTTTGGAGTTGGAGTTGGCGGAACACTTCCTGGGGATCCTTTTGATCCAGTATCTCCCACTAATGAAGACACAGATTTAGATGATGCAGTAGGAATTAATGCGACGGACGCCACTTGTGCAGATTTTCATGATGGGTATTATTATAAGCATCCCTTTGACAACATAACTTTTGAGCAAGATCCTGAGAATTCAAATTCATGGTTACTTGCAAGAGTCGTAATTACGCTTGGGTCTTTGGATGCAAATGGAAATCAATTAAGTGAAGCGGGTCTTTTCACATCTCCGAGTTCATCGGGAGGGAGCTCAGGACCATTTCACTTATTTAGTAGGGTTACTTTCCCGACAATAGTAAAAAATACAAACAGGCAACTTATCTTCGTATGGTATTTATATTTTTAAAATGATACATTGTCAAATATGTGGTAAAGAATTAACATTAAAAGGTTTAGCGAACCATGTAATTTGTCATAACCTAACGTCTGAAAAATATTATGAATTATATTTAAAAACTCCTAATGAAGGAAACTGTAGAACATGTGATGCTATAACAAAATTTATTAATATTCGTGAAGGTTATAGAAAATTTTGTAGCACAAGATGCAGTACATTAAATATAAATGTTCAAAAGAAGAGAAAAAATACTTGCAATAAAAAGTATGGTGTTGATTCTCCAGCGAAGGACGAAAGAGTTAAAATTAAGATGATAGAAAACTCCAAGAAAGTTTGTATGGAAAAATATGGAGTCTCTAATTATCTTTCTTCAAATGAGTTTAAAGAAAAATATAGACGTTACATATTTAGTGGTAGAGTTAATAAAATTTCCAAACCCCAAAGAAAATTATTTAAATTAGTGAAAAATTTATTTATTGATGCTGAATTAGAAGTTCCATGTTTAAATTTTTCAATGGATATTGCGATTCCAAGTGAAATGTTATCAATTGAATATGATGGAAGTTATTGGCATCAAGGTCGTGAAGATTATGACAATAGAAGACAAAAATTGATAGAAAATGAAGGTTGGAAAGTTATAAGATTTAGAGATTATATACCAAGCCATAATGAGCTTATACAAAAAATTATAGATGTTATTTAATTAATTACTAAGGAAAATATTCGTATAGATAAAATAGAGAGAAGAATGGAAATTTATAATTGAATATAATTAAATTATTAGAGAATTTTACACAATATTAACAGGAGGGTAAATTAATGGGTTCGAATATTTCCCCAGGTGTATATACCAAGATTATTGATTTATCAGCATATGTAGCTGAAGTTCCTTCTACAATTGGTTGTATTTGTTTTCTCGCTGAAAAAGGTGAAGACAATAAACTTAAATTCATAGGTTCTCGACAGGAACTTGTATCTGAATTTGGCGAACCAAACATTGCTACGTATGGAAAAGGTTATGGTCAAGGACTTTATGAAGCTTATAATTTCCTTGGAGAATCAGGTGCGTTATATGTAATGAGACCATTACCTGATGATGCAGCTTATGCAAACTTAAGAATTGACGCTGTTATGGGCGCAAGTGATGCAACATGTGCCATTGAACTTACTTATGTTGACAGTTTAAATTCAGAAGCTGAAATTATCACAAACTTAGAATCTTCAGCACCAACTTACCCATTAGGTTTCTTATATCCAATTGGTCGAGGTCAGTATTATAATAAATTGGGTATTCGTTTAACTGAAGTGGCAAATCCAATGATCAGTGACGTTTATGTTCTTGATGTTTATGAAAAACAATCAGACGGTGATGATCAAATTATTGAATCATTTGAAGTTTCATTTAATCCAAAAGCAATGGATGATACAGGTTCTTCAATTTATATCGGAGAAGTTCTTGATCTTTATTCAGGATTGCTTAAATGGCAAATGCAACTTTCAAATGAAGAGTACACAGATGGTTATAAATTAGTTGCAAAGATTTATGATAAAGACATTGGTCTTACAACTGTTGACTTAACACCCGGTTCTGCAGAAATTGCAGATAATAAACAAGACTTTACTGATTACCAAACAAGTCCTGCAACTGGAAATGCTGAATTTATGGTTTCAGCTAAAGACAGTCGAGGAAATAAGATTTGGGGTTGGATAGGACTTGCTGCTGGAGTTGACGGAGAGGTTGCTGAAATTTATAATGGCAGAGACCTTGACGCAGCTTCAAGAGGATGGGAAGGTGACACTGTAAACTTTGATGATTCTGCAGATGCGACATATCTTATTAAGAAAGCTGACACAAGTATTGCCACAGCATTTGCTTCATCAACTCCTGTTCCATTTAGAAAAGGTTCTGACGGATCTTTACTTGATGCTTCTGGAGATCTTGATACAGCTGAAGCAACTCAGGTTCTTGCTCAAGCATATGCAGGACTTATTGATGATTCAATTCTTGACTCTGAGAATTTTTATTTCACAGTTGTCTGGGATGCTGGTTACCCAACTGACGTTAAGACACAAATTTCAACTCTTGTTCAGACAAGAAGAGATTGTGTTGCATTATTGGACAATGGAGACAACCCAACATTTAATGCAGCAATGACAAGACGTCTTCAATATCATACTTATAACAATTATTTTACTGCTCTGTATGAAGAGTATAATAAAGTATATGACCCATTTACCGGTCAGGACGTATGGTTTTCACCATTGTATCATATGTCATACTTGCTTCCAAGAAATGACAATGTTGCAGAGATTTGGTGGGCAGCAGCAGGATTTAATAGAGGCGCCATTGAGTCAGTTAAGGAACTTCGATTCAATCCTAAGCAAGGTCAAAGAGATCAAATGTACTTGAAACAACTTAACCCAATTGTAAGATTTAACCAGGGTTATGTAATGTGGGGACAATTGACTTCTCAAGCGAAACCAAGTGCTCTTCAAGATCTCAATATTGTTAGACTTGTTCTTTATTGCAAGAGAGCATTAGAGCAATTCTGTAGATTCTTTATATTTGAACTCAATGACGCCGTTACTTGGAATAAAGTATCAGGTGAAATTGTTGAGTTCCTCCAAAGAATTCAACAACAAAGAGGTCTGTATAGCTTTAGCGTTGATGTTGGAGCAACTGAATATGAAAGAAAACGTAAAACATTTCATGTAAATGTTATTCTTGAACCTACAAGAGTTGTTGAGAAAATTGAATTGAATTTCTTCATCAAATAATAATTGGTGAATGTTTTAAAAATAACCCCATATTGGAGGAAACTCTGATATGGGGTTTTTTCCCGCAGAATTAATATTCTAAACTATATATGTAACAAGAACAAATAACTGACCCTGAGAATATATAAAAGGGAATTTTGAACAATTAATTTAAACAAGGAGGAAATTATTATGAGCGAACTTCATGAACAATATGATGGTATGCTTACTACACTCAGAGAAACATTTGAAGATTTTATGGATGAAGCTGAAAAAGGTAAAGAAGGTCGAGGAAGCAAAACATCCGCCCTTAAAGCTCGAAAACTTAGTAGTAAATTGGCGAATGGTCTTAAAGACTTTAGATCATTATCAATTGATAATGATAAAGCAAAACCTGTTCAGAAAAGAAATGCAGCTTCAGGAGAAGAACCACCTGCTTCAACATATTAAATTTTCAAATACATTAAAAATCCCTTGAGATAATTAAATTTATCTTGAGGGATTTTTTTGTACAAAAGTGAAAAATCCTCCATAAGAGTTGCTAGTTAACGTAAAGCACCAGAACAAAATTAAAATCCTTTAGGTTTACTTTAGAGGTGCTACATGACAATTATAGATAAATACTTATATGAATTACAGAACAGAGAATCTATATTTCCTATGGACTCTATCCATTCAGGAACATTGCCTTCAGATACAGTCATATATGGAAAAGATGAAAAAAAGAAAAGCGAAGAAGAGAATAAATTACGATCAAAGGAAATTAAACAGAATGAAATTAAATAGGAGGATAACTAAATGAAAACTTCATTCGCTAGCATGAGTCAAAATGTTGCTACAAGACGTTTTGGTGGCACAAAAATAGGAGTTGCGGATCCTTATGTTACTGGATATCATTATGTATGGTTTGACTTAATTCCAGTTAAATTACCTGAGTATGTTGTAACAGGAAACTCAGGTATTTCAAGTACAGGAGATATTTCTACAGTATTGGCATCAACATGTCTTTCAGTTACTCCACCAGGAGGAACTTTAAATAAAGTTGAATTTACCGGTTTAGGTGGAATTAAATGGGCAGTGCCAGGAAATATTGATTACGGTAATACAGTATCTGTTAAATTCTTTGAATTTAATAAAACTCCTTTATTAGACATTATGCACGGTTGGGTAAAAATGATGAGAGATTACCGAACTGGTATAAGTGGTCTTGAAGATGGCAGTGACGGAGGAGGATATTCTAAGAGTACTTATGCTTGCATTATGTATTATTGGACAACTGCTCCAGATGGAAAAACCGTTGAATATTATGCCTGCTATGATGGCGTATTTCCAACAAAAGATCCTCAAGATCTTTTTACAAGTGACGTTGAAACTGTAGGAAGACTTGATGTAGAGATTGAATTTAATGTTGATTATGCATGGCATGAACCTTGGGTTCTTAGCACATGTCAGACATATGCAGATTCATTTGCTGCAAGTTATACAAATGTTGAGGATTATGGTAAGAAATATTAATAACTAATTATATAAAAATCATTGAGGAGAGAGCAATGGATAATAAAGAGTTAAAGCTATATGCCGGACATGTCGTTATAAATAGTAAACTTACAAAGGAGTCTAAATTTCAAATCCTTGAGTTTATTAAAAATGCATCTCCTGAGCAAATTAAAGTTTTTATCATGGATGGTAAAATGGTCAAGTTAGATGAGCAATCAGCTCAAATTGCAAGTGATCGTTTTGATGTTACAGTTGACACTGTTGAACTTCGTGAATTCTTTGAGTATGCTGGTTCTCTTAATGCCATTGGTGAAAAAGGTCTCGGTACTATTAACCAATGCAAGAAAACAAAATGTTACAAACTCAAAGGTGATGAAAAGAAAAAATGTATAAAATTATGTGAGATTGCTGGACATAAGAGTATGATCGGTGGACTCACTGCAGGCAAATCAAGATGTAAAGTTGCAAGAAAACCAGAAAAATGTATTGCAAGATTTGATTCGACAATTAAAAGACATCAAGATGCAATTCAAAAGAAAGCTGCAAAATAAAGAAGATATAGTAAAAGTATCAAATAATATATGAACAAGTTAATTTAAATGTGAAAATAAGGAGATCAAAATGTTTAAAGGATTCAACGCTAAATATCCTGAGTATGAAGTAACGACTCCTCAGACAAAGCAAACTTTCACTTTGAGAAGTCTTAACGTGGCTGAAGAGGAAAGAATGAAGGGTAGCTTCATGAGTCCTCAAAAAATTACCGAGCACTTAAATAAAATTATTTATGAATCTCTGGTAAAGAAGCCAAAAGAAATAACTGACTTCGACTCATTTTTAAAGTTTGTAACGACAAAGGACCGCGACGCATTATTGTACGGGTTATATCATATTTCTTATGAAGAAATAAGGAACTATGATGTAACCTGTACTTCTTGTAGAAAAGAATATCCAATTACTATTAAAGCATCTGACACATTCTCTGCATCTTTATATCCTGAAGATGATATTCTCAGAAAGACTCATGAGGTTCCTCTTCCTGTTACAAAAGGGGTTACTGCATTAATCAAACAACCCACTCTTAAAGATGAACTTGAAATGTATCAGAGACAGTCTATTCAACCGGGTGCTAAAATAGATGTTTTGACCGAAGCTCTTGCTGTCGCACAATTTCATCAAGATATTGAGAAGCAAACTGAACCTGACGTTTATAGCGAAAGGTCTGACATTGTCAATGCTTATATGACTTTGCCTCCTATTGATAGGAGAAAAATAAACGATAAATATAAAGAAGAGTTTGGTCAATACGAGATTGCATTAAATATGATGTCCCATTGTAAACATTGTGGGAATGAAGATTTAATGAATATAGATCTCGTGGAAAACTTTTTTCGTATGGTGTACGGACTTTGATGGCATTACTAAGTACCGCACAATTATGGACGAAAATTTGTTTTCATGCATGGAACTTACTAAGCAACAATATTATCCAAGTCTCATGTTAATGCCAATAAATCGTTTTCATAGTTTTCTTAAATGGAAAGCGAAGTTAGAAGAAGATAAGCAAAAAGCAATGGAAGAAGAACTTGCCTCAATCAAATAATTAGTAGAGACTTATGGCAAATATACTTGATAGATTTCAAAAATCAGTAGTCGGTTCAAAAACTAGATATTCAGATTTTATCGACGTAATATCTCCATCCGGGGATTTTACGCGTATTACTGATATAAATGTTATCTTAAAGTCCTGGTTTAAAATTCTCATAACTCCAACTCGTACTGTAGATCATGATCCTGAATTTGGATGTGATTTATATAAATACGTCTTTAGTCCCGCCGACAATGAAACAATGCGTGATATAATTGATGAAGTTACATATGCAATAAGAACGTATGATAACAGAGCGAAACTTCAAGGAGTTACAGTTGAATTTTTAAATAATCGAAAGGGGTTTTCAATAAATATTATTGCTGAATATGGTGGACAAACTGGGGAAATTCAAGCTGTCATTGATAAAACTACTTTTAATATATTAGGAAATTAATTATGGACGACTTTCTTAGACAAGCATCACATGACTTCTGTAAAAAGGTCTTAACAAAGTCCGTAATGGAAAGTGTTTCCTTACGCAATAAATTATCATTTGTTGAGCAAGTCAACCTTTGTGAGTATATAGATAAAATAAGTTATGAAGAATCAGTTGAATTAGTATTTGAGTTAGGGGTAAGGGACTATGAGTCAAAATTTGGAAGACTCTTGAAGGTAGGATTAGCTGCAGTGGCTGGGGGGTTTGCTGCAGCACGATTTGGTACTAAAAAAGTCGCCGGGTTTGGGTTAGGTGCCCTTTTAGGTTATATGTTTAAAAAGGCAACTGACCCATGCTGGCAAGCATGTCGAAAACAACCATCTGATATTAAGAATATATGTAAATATATTTGCTACATGAAAGGTTGTGAATCAATAATGTCAGATATTAAAAACCAAATTGGAAAATGTGATGATACTGTAAATCCTTTAAAATGTGAGAAACAATTAAATAAAACTTTTTCTAAATGGCAAGAAAAGAGAGAAAATTATAAAGAGAAGTTGGAGTTGGCAAAAGAAGAGTATGCTAAAAAGGAAGCTACAAGAAGACTTAAACTCCGCAAAAAGGGAGCTGAGTAATGGACAAACAATTTTTAATTAACTTTATTGCTAAAAGTGAATATATAAAATCCAAGACATCATTTAAAGAACAACTTGGTATGATTAAATGGGTTAAATCTTTATCTGAGCAAGATTTAAAAATTGTTTTAAATGAAGTTGAAATAGATGCTGAAGTTCCAACTCCTGATGGTCCAGCTAAAAAAGTTTTAAGTATTGGATTTGTAACTGCTGCTGTTATACTTCCTGGTGGAATGGCATTACACGCAGCTTCTCAATATTTATTGAAAGATTTTAATTATAAATGTGAATTAAAATGTCAAAATGATAAAACAATTAAAAATAAAGCTTTATGTAGCAGACATTGTAAAACTGCTGCTTTAAAAAATATTGTAGAAAAATTAGAGAAAGAGTATAAAGGTTGTGACGCTTCTAAAGATCCAAGTAAATGTAGAAAAAGATTATTACCATTAATTAAAGAGTATACAAATAAAAGAAATAAAGCAATATTGCAATTATCATATGCAACTAAAAAAGCAAGAATGCAAGGAAAAATATGAGTAAAAAATCCGAATTAATGAAAGCTAAATATAAAGATCCAAGTGAAATTAAAAAACTAAAAAAAGTTATTAATACAAAAGAAGCAAAACAAAAAAGAGCAGAATCAATGAGAAAGGCATGGAAGGACCCTGAAACAAGAAAAAGATATCTTGAAGGAAGAAAAAAATATAGACAAACTGATAAAGCAAAAGAAAATTTTGAAAAACATAGACAATTTATGATTAATGGTGGAGCTGTTCATGCTGCGTCATATATTAAAAATATATCAAAACCTCAAGTTGAATTATTTAATATAATTAAAGAAATATTTTCAACTGCAAAATTAAATTATGTAGAAGATATGTTTTTAATAGATGTCGCAATACCTCAATTAAAAATTGCTTTTGAATATGATTGTTGGTATTGGCACCAAGATAAAAAGAAAGATAATGATAGACAGAATAAATTAGAATCTATGGGATGGTCTTTTATAAGATATTTAGACTATGTTCCAACCAAGGAACAAATTATAAAAGATACAAATAAATTCTTATTTGTATAGGAGATTACATATATGCAGAATTATGAGCGTTTATACTGGTACATCCACGACTATCAAGATCTCCTATATCGCTATTATTCAAAACATGCGATTGCTTTTTTAACTACATATTATAATTTGGATAAAGTAAATACTGTCTGGGATAATGAAGACTTATTAGATGGAGCATATGAGAGAGTTGGAGAATTGACAGGAATTAAATTTAATAAATATCTTTTGCTTCCTGTATTCTTTATTACAGAAGTTTCAACCGCTTATGATGGGTCAGAGATAGGATTAATTAAAGAAGGAAATTGTGAGTTAGTTATTCCAAGTACCTATGGGATCCTTCCTTATGAGGGTGACATAGTTAAAATGGAACAAGATTATTTAAGACCTCAAAATGATATTTATCCAACATTTATGGTTACCGGAAAAGAAAAAAGTGTAAATACAGACATTACATTTTATAAACTAAAAGTAGAGTTATTTCAAAGTAAGACTACAGATCAAGTCGACGAACAAGTATCTGATTTATTTGTTTTCTTTGATTATACAAAGAAAATATATACTTATGATGATGCTACATTTTTAGCTAAAATGGTTTCGAAGAATCATAAATTATCTCTACAAACTAATAACCTATTCAACCAAAACGCTGGATTATACTTTATTTAAAGGAAGTAAACTATGGCAGATGCACCAGAAACTTCAATTTCGAGTCAGATCTATTCATCAAGAGATCAAATAAGAACTGAAATTATAGAGCTTACGCAAAAATATTTAGAACTTGAAAATGTAGATCTTACGAAAACTTCATTTCTTTCATTCCTAATAAATTTATTATCAACTCTAACAAGTAACCTTTTATTTTATAATACGTCTGTATATAAAGAGTTCTTTCTTACCAAAGCAGTACTTCCTGAATCAATTTTAAATCTTGCAGCTTTTATAGGATATTCTCCTGCTGAAGCTGAATATGCAACAAGCAATGTTCTTCTTACTTATGACTTAACATTTGATGATCCAAATGCAAATTTTACAATTCCTGAGAATTCAGAATTTACAACTTCATCTGGACTCAGTTTCTCTACATATTATAATACCGAAGTGACTGTTACAAATAACTCTTATGTATCAGTAGTTGTTACAGAGGAAAATAAAATATATAATCTTCCTGTAAGCATTGATACAACTGGTGATGAACAATTTTCATTCTTATTGCCAGTAAGACAATATGATACATCTGTTCAAGAATTTCAAATTGATGAAGATACTCAAGAATTTCAATTTGTTGTAGTTGATGTTCCTGTTGATGCAAAAATTGCCGATCTCAAAGTTGAGGTGAGAGAACCAGGAGAAACATCTTGGCGATTATATGAGGAATTCGATAGTGTGTATCTTATGTCGAATTTAGATTATGGATATGTATATAGACGTACTGCTGATGGAGTTAGGATATATTTCGGAAATGGTCTTATTGGAGTACAACCTGCGCCAGGTTCTACAGTCAGAGTTACTATCACAGAGACTGAGGGAGAAAATGGTAATGTAATTGCCGGAACAATTGTAAATGGTCCAAGAGTTTATTTAGTTAACTCAGTGACAGGACTTACACAAATTGTAAATTATGATGTCAATAATACATCTCCAGCAACTGGAGGGCAGGATGAGGAAGGAATTGAAGAAGTTAGACGAAATTCAATAACTAGTCTTACAGCTCTTAATAGGTTAGTATCTGAGGGAGATTATCAAGCAACTGACGTTATAATTCCAGACTTTCCTATTCAACCAAATTCAATTCCTGTTCTTAAAAGATCAGATATTAAAGTTAATGAAATATCATTATTCACTTCACTTGATTTCAATAATGATATTGTTCCATCAAGAAATGCTTCATATGAAGTTCCTATTGATGAAACTTATATACCAAGGTCTACAGTAATTCCTATAGACAATGTTGATTTTATTACATTATTTGATATGACTTTAGATCATATTAATTCATCAGCAATGTATCATTATATAATGAATCAAATTGTTTTAGTTCCTACTCTTGTAAGGAGTTATGGAATTGTTTATAATATATCAGCTACAAAATTCACAGTTACAAGAGTTGGTGATACTGCGGTAATGTATTTAGATTATTATACTGACGAGACTGATTATGCTTCAACAACTTGTGAAATGAGTTTCTTAGAAACTGGGTCAGTATATACAATGGCAAATAATACAACTGAAAGAAGATTTGAATATACATTTGATCCATATACTCTTTTAATTGAAGATGATATAAATGCTATATTTACCATAAGTAATACAACACAGCAAGTATGTACATATTCAGCTGGATTTATATTTAGACAATCTCTTGATGATTTTATGTTATCAAATGTGGTTGATGATTCAACTGCTTACATTTCTACAATTTATGATATTCCAGTTGTTAAGAAGAGTTATTATGACTCAATCAATCAAGATGATTTTGAATTATTAGTTCTTCAAAAGATGATGGAGAATACATCATTTGCTGGACACAGAATGTTAACTGACTTTGCAAATATTAAATTTACGAATACGTCAGGTTATATGAGGAATATGCAATTAAACGAAACTCAAAAACCTCCCGTAATAGATATCATATCGAGTCCTCCCGTCTATCCTTCGTCTTTAAAGAAAGGTGATAGATACATAGTAGGAACAAACGCAACGGGTGATTTTGAGGGGCATGAACACGAAATTGCGCAATGTACAGATGCAACAAATGTCACATGGTATTTTATAAGACCAATTACAGATGATATGGTATATGTGACAAGAAAAGGAATGAAATATATTTATGCAATAGCAGGTTGGATAGTTCCTACTTATACAATTCCTCTCCAATTAGAACTTGAGGTATTTAAACGAAGTGATTATTCAGGAACTGATACAGACTTATCCAACTCAATAAAAACAGCTCTAATAGAATCCTTTTCAGATAGATTCGGATCCAACATTGCAATTTATAGATCTGAAATTACAGATGTTGTTCAAGAGGTTGTTGGAGTTGATCATCTTAGACTCACAGCGCCTGCGTCAAGTATTTTCTTTAATTTTAAATTAGAGGACTTTACAGATGAAGAGTTGTTAGATTATGGTCCGGAGTATGTATACTTTACAGAAGACACTATTTCAATCTTAGTCATATAGGGAAAATAAATGGACGAGCTACTTAATAAAGCAAAAATAAATAAAAATATACTTAAGTCTACAATTGTTAAAATTGCAGCTCAGGAGCTTACGAAATTATCTGAACCATGTTATTATCCTGAAATACATAAACACCAATATGAATTATTTAGATTAACTGGAATTAATGAAAAAGATTTAGGAGAATTTGTATCAAGATATTGGAAGGGAACAAAGTGGGCAAAATTTTTATTAACTAAAGATAAGATAACAATGTTATTAGTTTTCATTATGTATTATTTCTTAAAAGAGAAAGAAGAGAAAGCATTTGAATATACATTATTATTTTTTATGATAAGATTTTATACAAACTTAATGCACAGACAAATGAAATTTTGCAATGATGATGTATTCAAATATGCATTAGATAATATAAATAAAACTCATTTGTTTGCTAGAGAGAAAACAATTCCATCAGCTATTTTGTTTTTAGCTAAAGAAATGAAAACAAGATATAAAGCTGCCATCTTAGAAAATAATAAAGAGAAAATAGGAAACTTTATTCAAGAATCAAGAACTCGATTATCACAAAGTATTAAGAGCTTTGCTACATTATATTACAAAGCTTCCAAAGAAGGAACTGGAATAAGATCTCCATATGAGGGACTTGAGGATGATACGAATGCTCATCATTTAGAAACTGAAAAGAAAAGTGATAGGTTAGTTGATGAAATTTCTAAAAAGGTCACAGTCTATAAATTTGTAGATAATAAAGCTTTAACTGAAGCAAAGGCACTTTCTAAAATTAAAACATCTCTTGCTATTTTAATTGCAAAAACTATCACAGATATTAAATACCAAGATAATCTAAAATCAATTTATAGACTGTTTATTAAGGATTTAAAGAATGTTAATTTATTATGCGGAAAAAGATATTTTACGTATGTTAAAAAATTAATGTCTATTAAACGAACTAATGAATTAATATATTTCAAACAACAAGTAAATGTTCTTCTTGTTAAAGTTTTGAAAGAACTTAAATATGAAGATAAATATAATAAACTCACTTCACAAAGTCAATTCAATATAAATACCTTCCTTGCATATTACGTAACAATGATATTACGTAACAATTTATGTTAACCAATTTGAGGCATTAAACTATCTAAATAATCAGATGTTGCCTTATCCTCAGCACTAACACGATCTCCAGCTTCAGTTTGAAAATTCTCAGTGTCAGTTACATTTTCAGCACCACCCATTGTGTGAGAAAATTGTTTTTGTGGAGGAACTACTTGACCAGCTGAAGTTGCACTCGTCACAGTTTCCTTATATCCAGGACCTTCTATTTTATAACCGCTAGTTTGTCCTGCAACATTTTGTTTAAGATTTAAGTTTCTTTCATTAGCGGCCAAAGCTGCTTGACTCTTAATTCCTGCTACATATTTACCAGGTCCATGATGTTCTCCATTCTTAGGATCTGTATACATATCTCTTGCTGTATCTTCATCTCTTAAAATATCAAGATAAGCTTCCAAAGTTGATTTATCTGGATTTCCATCATCAGCTCCTGCCAACATACTTGAATATAATCCACCGAAGTCAATTCTTATATCAACAATTCCAAGTCTTTGATTCCAAGCAATTTGTTGTTGATCTCCGCCTTTAATTATAGTGATGTTGCTTATAAATGCAGCTCTTAAATCAAATAATCCTCGACATTTAATTTTATGTAAAAATGGCCAGCTGTAAGTATGACCATCTTTAGTTTGAGGTAAATTAAGACATAATATAGCAGCAATAGGACCTATTATATATTTCTCAGTTGCTTCAGCATTTCCTGGAGCAGGATTGTATAATCGGCATGTTATTGAATAAGATGGTTGAAACCCACTATTTTTCCAAATTTGTGGAAAGTCAACTCTTGCTCCTGCCATGATAGATGATAATACAGCGCCTCCTCCTTTTAAAGAAGGTATTGAATTTGCAAGAGCATTTCCTACATTTTCAACTCCTGCTTTTCCAGCTGAAACTCCACTTCCTAATGCTCCTGCCATCCCACCTGCTTCTTTTAGAGCGGCAATTATTTTATCAGCTCCCTCTCCAGCACTTCGAGATCCTGTTATTTGAGCAAGTTCAGCTGCTGCAGATGATGCAACGTCTGTAACTCTATTTAAAAAACTATCAGAATATTCATTTGAAAAAGAATCTGTTGGAAAATTATCTGCTAAAAATGCAAGTCTTATAGGAGTTGACTCTAATTGATAACCATATGTTTCAAGAAGAGCTTTATAACCATTATTTCCATCCCATGCTTTATCAAGTTTGAATAGACTCAAACCTCTTTGAAATTTAGGTAAATGAGGAACTATTTCAAGTACAGGCATTGAATTAAATTTAACATTCTCACTTACTAATGTATCAGGAGGCATTCCAAAGTATTTAGGAAGTTGTGTCATTCGTAAAGCCATTAGTTTATATCTCCTTCTAAAATTTGTTTAGCTAATGGGTCAAAGTGACCTCTATCTTGATTGCCCATATTATTAGCAATTGATTGCATTGAGCTTGACATTGAATTTGTAATGTTATTAATAACTGTGGCAGTTGTCAATGAGTTCGTCTTAGCAAAATCATCCATTGCTTCTTTTTGAGCTTTTGCTTGTTCTTGAATAAGAAATTTAGTTTTAGCAGTATCGCTTATAGCATCCTTTTTAGCAATGTCAGAACCTGAAGTTACAGCATTTTCAACTCTATCTTTTATTTCATCTGATAATGGAGATATTAATTCTCCAGCATGAACTTTAACCAATCCTGTCTTTGCCACAAGTCCGCCAAGTGCTGCTTGAGGAAAATGATTTTTTGGAGAATTTTGTTCATAGTTTGCAAGTTTTTCTTCTGTTCTTCTTATTAATTTCCTATGTATATTTCTCGATGATGGACTATTTTCTCTTGGACCTTGTCTTCTAAGATTTTCTAATCTTCTTCTCAATATGTCTTCTTGGGACATATATCCTTTTTCAGATCTATATGAATCATAATTAACATGAGCTTTCTTTTCTGATTCTCTCTTTGCTTTATCAGCTGCATCTTTTTTAGGATCTTTAGTTTTTCCTTCTCCTGCCCATTCTTTTATCTTATCTCCTATAAATGGAATACCTGATAATTTTTCAACTAAATATGTTTTAATTGATGTAAACATATTTTTAAATATATGTCCTACCCATTTGAATGGAAGCAATACTGTTTCAGCAACCTTTTTATTCAACGCTGGAATTGTCTTTGTTACAAGTTTCTTGGCTGATTTAAACATGAATTTCATTGTTGTCCAAGGAAACATTATAAACTTAAGAATACCTTTAGCAAGTTTCTTTATACTCTTTCCTATAAAGTCCATTCCTTTTGCTATATTCTTTCCTCCAAGAGCTCCCATAAGTCCACCGGCAATTGCTCCAACTGCGCCGCCAACTAATGTACCGACTCCGGGTATGAATGACCCA